CCGTCAAGGTTGAAGCTGCCCCCAAGGGCCGGCAGAAATTCCTTGGTCAGGGTGCCATGCTCCGCAACAAGGGCTTCGTTGTCCGGTGAAAACGTCTCAGGCAGGCCTTGATCTCATCAAGCAGTTCGAGGGGACGCGGCTTCAAAGCTACGTCTGCCCTGCTGGGATCCTGACCATTGGCGTTGGACACACCTCCGCCGCTGGCCCGCCCAAGGTCCTGCCTAATATGACCATCACCTACCAGGAAGCGAACGAGATCCTCGCTCGCGACCTGATCAAGTACGAGTCCGCGGTTGACCGCCTCGTGCAGGTGCCGCTGACCCAGAACCAGTTCGACGCTTTGGTATCGTTCACGTTCAACGTGGGCGAAGGAGCGTTGGCCAAGTCCACCCTTCTCAAAAAGCTCAACAGCGGGAACTATGCTGCTGTTCCGGGCGAACTCATGAAGTGGACCAAGGGCGGTGGTAAGGAGCTTCCGGGCCTCGTGCGCCGCCGCCGTGCAGAAGCGGCCATGTGGCGCGGGATGGACGACAAGGCTTCCATTGATATGGACGAAGCCCGCCTTGCACCCGACGCTCCGCAGCCTGCGAAGAAGGTCACCCAATCCAAAGAGGCCAATATGGCCTTGGCCGTGGGTAGTCTTTCCGGCGTCACCGCAGCAACGGACGTGGTCAATCGTTTGAAAGAAGCGGGGGACAACGCAAAGTCGCTCCTCGATGCGTTCATGAATCCGAACGTCCTTGTCCTGATCATCGTGGTCATGGCAGCGGTTATGATTTGGAACTGGCGCCGTCGTCGTTTGGAGCAGACCGGGGAATGATCCCCTTTCTCTTCACGCCGGTCGGCAAGTACCTAGCACTGGGTGCTATAGTTGTGTCCGTTGCCGGGGGGCTCTATTGGAAGATCCGGTCGGATGCCATCGCCTCTGAGCGGGCCCGACAACAGCAAGTCGAACTAGAAAGGATTCGCGATGCGATACGTGCTGGTGATGCCGTTGTTATTGATCCTGAGCGGTTGCGCGACAAAGACCGCTTCGGTCGAGACTAGCTGCTCAGTCTTTGGCTACATTACGTGGAGTAAGAAGGACACAGACCTGACCATTCAGCAGGTCAAAGTCCACAATGCTCGCCGCGAAGCCTTCTGCAAAGACTGAGGATTTATTTGATGGACGATCTTTACATTGTAGAAAAACTGTACAAGATTATCCGCGAGCGGCGCAGTGTCGTTGTGGAAGCTTTAACAGAAGGCAGCGTCCATGACTTTGCCGCTTTTCGTCACCTTCGTGGTAAGCACGAGGCGTGGAACGAAATGGAATCGGAGCTCCGCCTTCTGCTAAAGCAGAGTGAAAAAGACGATGAGTAATCTCATCCTACCCGAGCATGTAGCTCGGGCCCAAGAGAAAGCCCAAGCGGCCGAACAAGCTACCGAAGCCTCCGTCTCCCCTGTCGAATCGGCCTACGTAAAGCAGGAAGAGCTTTACCTGGACCCCACCAAGATGGACATGTCCGCTATCGAACGGCTACCCAAGCCGACCGGTTGGCGGATGCTCGTTCTCCCCTTCCGAGGGCAGGGCAAGACGCAAGGCAACATCTACCTTCCTGATGAGTACGTGGAGCGCCAGACGCTCGCTACTGTGGTGGGCTATGTCCTCCACATGGGCGCTGACTGCTACACCGATAAAAACAAGTTCCCGGCAGGACCGTGGTGCAAGAAGGGCGATTGGGTGCTCTTCGGCCGCTACGCCGGCGCCCGCTTCAAGATCGAAGGCGGGGAAGTCCGTATTCTCAACGATGATGAGATCATCGCAACCATCGCAGATCCCAAAGACGTTCTGAACGTCTGATCCGCGCTATAGGGGTATGCCTATGAACGAGACCGAAGTTCTCAAGAAGGACGACGAAGACGATTTCGAGGTCATTGAAACGACCGACGAAGAGGACACGAAAGAGCCCGAGAAGGCTCCAGAGTCCGCAGAAAAGAAAGACGAACCCCCTCCGCCTGAACCGGACAAAGAGCCGGCCAAGAAAGAGGAAGAGCTTTCCGGTCTCAGCGATGCGGTGAAGAAGCGCATCGACAAGCTGACCTTTAAGATGCGCGAAGCGGAGCGTCGGGAGCAGGCCGCTCTTGAATACGCCCGCAGCCTGCAAGCTGAGACGCAGTCCTTCAAGCAGAAGGCGCAGCAGCTCGATCAGTCCTTGGTCTCTGAGTACGAGAACCGAATCAAGGCCCAACAGCAGCTCGTCACCGACAAGTTCAAGTCGGCTGTCGAAAGCGGGGACGTTGACGGTCAGGTCGAGGCGCAGAAGCAACTTGCCGCTTTGGCCGTGGAGGAAGAGCGCGTCCGGGTTGCCAAAACCCAACGAGCTGCTCCGGCGCAGACCCAAACGCAAGAACCCGCTCAGCAACAGCAGCAATACCAACAGCCCGCCCCGAAGGCTCCGAAGCCTGATCCGCGGGCAGAAGCTTGGGCCGAGCGCAATGAGTGGTTCGGCCAAGACAAGGCCATGACCGCTACGGCGTTTGTGATCCACAGTCAGCTTGTCGAGGAAGAAGGCTTCGACCCGTCAGGCGACGATTACTACGAAGAGCTCGACCGCCGAATCCAAGGTGAGTTCCCTCACAAGTTTCGGAAGGAGGCTCCAGTGGAGCGTCAGGCCCCGGCCGCAGTAGCTTCTGCTAGACCAACTGGTCGTTCGGAAAACAACCCGAAACAGATCAAGTTGACCCGTTCACAAATTGAGATTGCCCGCAAGCTCGGAGTTAGTGTAAAAGACTATGCGCGGCAACTTCAGAAACTCGCTCGTTGAAGAGGGACACCGCCATGGAACGTACACCGCGCTCTGAACAGAGCCGTGCCAAGTCTTCCCGCCCCAAAGCGTGGAAGCCTCCGTCCTCACTGGACGCACCTCCGGCACCGGAGGGCTATGCCCATCGTTGGATCCGTATGGAAGCCAATGGGCAAGATGACCGGAAGAACTTATCCGCACGTCTCCGCGAAGGCTTTGAGCTAGTTCGCGCCGAGGAATATCCGGATTGGGAACTCCCCACTGTCCAAGACGGCAAGCATGCCGGAATTATTGGAGTTGGTGGTCTTGTGTTGGCCCGGATCCCTCTCGAAATCGCACAACAACGCAACGCGTATTATCGTCGTCAGACAAACGAGCAGCTCGCTGCTGTGGACAACGACCTGATGCGTGAGAGCAATCCCACAATGCCGATTCAGAAACCTGAACGGCAAAGCAGAGTCACCTTCGGGGGAAATCGTTCCTCCGAATAAGTCACAAGGATCTGAGCAATGGCAAATATCGATGCCGCTTTCGGGCTTCGCCCGTATAAGATGCTCGGCGAAGGCGCTAACACCAACGGTGTTAGCACGTATAAGATCCAGCTGACGGGGACTGCGGGCACTTCTAGCGTTATCTATGAAGGCACCCCGGTCATTCCGCTGGCTAACGGTCTTATCGACATCGTCGGCAATGCGAACGGTGGTACTGTCCCTCTCTTGGGCGTGTTCATCGGCTGCAACTACACTGACCTCAATGGCACCCCCACGTTTGCAAACAAGTGGCCGGGAACGGCTGCTGTGATGGCGGGCACGGAAGCTACGGCGCTCATCGCCGCGCATCCGGATCAGCTCTTCCTCATCAACTGCAACGCGGCTGCTGCTGACTCGCTCGTTCACGCCAATGCCAACTTCGCCACCGCCACCAGCGGTAACGCGACGAGCGGCATTTCGTCGGGCGAACTGGCAGTTTCGACGGCGAACACCACGAACACCCTCAACCTCCGCATCATCGGCTTCGAAAATTCTCCGGGCAATGATGACGCGTCGGCAGCGGGTCGTCTGGCTATCGTCATGATCAACAACCACTTCTACCGTTACTGCGCTAACGGTACGGGTGCGGGCGTCTGATCGGAGGTTTGACAGATGGCTATTACACGTTCCCAACTCCTCAAAGAACTGGAACCAGGCCTTAACGCCTTGTTCGGTCTTGAGTATGACCGCTACGACAACGAGCATGCTGAGATCTTCGACACGGAGAGCTCGGACCGCGCGTTCGAAGAAGAAGTCATGCTCTCGGGCTTTGGTCAGGCTCCGGTCAAGGGTGAAGGCGCTGCCGTCTCCTACGACTCGGCTGGCGAAGCTTGGACGGCACGCTACACCCATGAGACGATTGCTCTCGCATTCGCCATCACGGAAGAAGCTGTCGAAGACAACCTCTACGACCGCCTCTCGGCCCGTTACACCCGCGCTCTTGCTCGCTCGATGGCGAACACGAAGCAGGTGAAGGCTGCTGCGATCCTCAACAACGCCTTCAACTCGTCCTACAAGGGCGGTGACGGCGTCGAGCTTTGCGGCACGCACGCGACGGTTGGCGGCGGCAACGTCGTTAACGAGCCCACCACTCCGGCGGACTTGAACGAAACGTCGCTTGAGCAGGCGCTCATCGACATTTCGGCTTTCGTTGACGAACGCGGTCTGAAGATTGCCCTCCGCGGCATGAAACTGATCGTTCCCCCGGCTCTCCAGTTCACGGCTGAGCGTATCCTCGTGTCCGACCTCCGCGTTGGCACGGCCGATAACGACGTCAACGCAATGAAGAGCATGGGCATGTTGCCGCAGGGCTACGTGGTCAACCACTTCCTGACCGATCCGGACGCTTGGTTCGTCAAGACCGACGCCCCGAACGGCCTGAAGCACTTCGTGCGTTCGCCGATCAAGACGGCAATGGAAGGCGACTTCGAAACGGGCAACGTGCGCTACAAGGCGCGTGAGCGTTACTCGTTCGGTTGGTCGGACTTCCGTTCCATCTACGGCTCGGAAGGCGCGGCGTAAGCCAAACCAAAAACGGGGGCCCGCTTCGGCGGGCCCTTTCTTTTGCCCTTCAGATATGGCAATGTCTTAATCGATCCGGGATTCACCGGCCCTGTAGACCGCCCCGGCGGACGCTGCACAGACTACTGGGCCCCATCGTGCAGGAGTTGAAGCAATGGCTTCCACAACCTTTTCAGGTCCAGTTACCTCTCAGAACGGCTTCGTTGGCACTGTCACGGGCAATGTCACCGGCGACGTCACGGGCAGCGTTGTTCTCCCGACCTACACCGTTTCGAACGCCCCGTCGGCTTCCGCTAACGCTCGTCGCCTGATCTACGTGTCGAACGGCGCTGCTGGCTCCCCGGTCGTGGCCTTCTCGAACGGCACGAACTGGCTTCGCTGCGACACGCTCGCCACGATTTCGGCCACGTAATCGGGCTCCTACATAGGAGGCCGACATGGCTGACGCAGTAACCTCGCAGACCTTGGTTGACGGCGCTCAACGTGCCGTCTTCAAGTTCACCAATATCTCGGATGGAACGGGCGAAAGCGGCGTCGTTAAGATCGACGTGTCGGCTCTCACCTCGTTCCAAAGCGAACCCTGCACGGGTGTATCGATTCAGAAGATCGACGTCATTACGGCCGGCATGGGTCTCAACATGCTGTGGGATGCTACGACGGACGTTGTGGCCCTAACCCTCGGAGAAGCCGACTTCGTCTCGTTGGACTTCTCTCGTTTCGGTGGCATCACCAACAACGCCGG